TCGTTCTCTGTGGGGCCCTCGGCGCCTACTCCGTCGGGATCCTTCACCCACAGATCATCAGCGACCCGCTCGCCCGCAACGGGCGGATCGTGGGTGGCATCCTCGGTGAGATCAGCCTCGTGGACCGGCCCGCCAACAAGAACTGCACCGTGGAACACCAGCTCGTCAAGGCCGCCAAGGATGGTGCCCCCACCTGGATCGGCAAGACCCTCGGCAACACGGCATCATTCCTCACCAAGGCAGGCTCCATCGACACAGACACCGTGAACAACACCGAACTGGACATCGTCACCGTCGATCTCCCCCGTGGCGCCGCGATCTCCGTCACCCCCTCGGACCTCGCCAAGATGCAGACCTTCGCCAGGCAGGTCGCCGTCGAGAAGGTGGGGCCCAAGGGCTACGAGCACGGCTGGGTCCACGTGGGCGCTGGCGGTGCGGTAACCGGTGACGTCGCCCACGCCGCCACCGCCGCCACGCACGCCGCCGGGCACGCCGAGCCACACCCCGCCGATCGGCTCGCGGCCGGGCACGCCAAGCCCAGTGACCTCTCCGACCACGACTTGAAGGCCGCCGACCAGGAGTTCACTCGTCGTGCCACGGCCCTCGGCAAGACCGGCAAGGTCTCCGCCACGCACAAGAAGGTCAAGGACGAGATCGCCCGTCGCCGCGTCAAGAAGAACACGGACGTGGACGTCGAGAAGCGTGACTTCGACCCCGGTGTGGGCGGTGGTGTGGACCGCGACAAGCTTCCCGCCGAGGACTTCGCCGGGCCGAACCGCAGCTTCCCGATCCACACCCCCAAGGACGTGGAAGACGCGGGCGGGCTCATCGGCCACACCGACAACCCCGACGCGGTGAAGCGCCGCATCATCTCCATCGCGCACCGGAAGGGACCCGCCTTCGAGGCGAAGATCCCAGACTCCTGGAAGGACGGGAACAAGGCCATGGCGGACCCTCAGGCTGACGACAAGGTCGTGGAGCCGGACCTCGAGAAGGCGGGTGGCAAGAAGTGCAACGAGTGCGGGGCCAACTACCACGCCGACTCCAAGTTGAAGAAGTGCAGTGACTGCGGGGCGAAGCTGCCGCACGCCGACAAGGCCGCCGAACCCGACCTCGAGAAGGGCAAGCAGAAGCCGCCCGTGGACGGTGACCGCGACCCGATGACCGCGGGTCCCTCCCCCGATGACGGGGACGGTGACGCGGACAGCGCCGAGGGTGGATCCGACGACGACGACGACGACGACTCGACCAAGTCGGTGGCCACCACCGAGGTCCAGAAGGGCAAGACCGCCTGCACCAAGTGTGGCCTCGCGATGAAGGGCAAGAGCAAGTTCTGCCCCAACTGTGGCACCAAGGCCGGTGCGGTCACCAAGGCGGGCAAGCCCACCCCACACGCCGGGGTCACCGGCAACCCGGACCCCGACGTGGACCCGGTCCCCGCTCACCGTGAGCCCGATGGCACCGCGGTCGAGGCGTTCGAACACGACGCGGACCTCCCCACCGACCCGGACGCCGAGTTCAAGACCGCGATGCGCCACGGCTCGCTCGGGATCACCAACGACCTCGGTGCCCTCCACGACCTGCTGTGCCCCGCGTTCCACCCCGTGGTCGCCGAGCGGTCACACCCCAACTACAGCGTCAAGGGCATCGACGTCTCGCACTGGCAGTACGAGGCGTTCGATGCGGCCACCGCCGACAGCTTCGAGAACGCCGAGATGGCGACCAAGCGCTGGCAGCACGCGGTCACCCTCGCCAACACCGACGACGAGGTGCTCACCGAGCTCCGGTATGAGGCCCACAAGGCGTTCAACGACGCCAACCCGGGTCCCGGTACCGCGCCCACCCCCGCCGCGGTCACCCCCGGCCAGTTCAAGCGACCCTACCTGACCGCGGGCCGCGCCCGGCCGTCCTTCCAGCAGCAGGGCCCCAACACCGCGACCGTCCCCACCGGCCAGATCTCCGCCACGGACTACAACCGCGGGTTGATCACCGGTGGCCACGCCGCGGACAGTCCCGCCAACAAGGGCGCCTACGACCTGGTGCCCGATGGCACCGGCCAGCTCACGCGGGTCAAGTACACCGGTATCCAGCGCGACAACGCCCGGCAGGCGATGAGCGTGGTCCACGACCACGTCGCTCAGACCTTCCCGGACCTGTGCCCCATGGCCCCGGTACGTGACGAGCTCCAGGGTGGCGCCGAGTCCACGGCACAGACGGTGTCCGTGGTGGGCAAGGCGGTTGAGACGCCACAGACCACCAAGAGCAAGAAGAACCACAACGCCACGACGACGGTCAACACGCAGCCGGCGGATCTGGTCACGCGGACCGACCTGGACGCCGCGATCGCGAAGGCGGTCAGCCCAGAGTTGATCAAGGCCGCGGTCACGGAGGCCATCGCCCCGCTCGCCGAGCGCCTCGCCCTCGCCACCTCCTCGCTGAAGAAGCAGCGCAAGATCAACGCCACGCTGCAGAGGCAGCTCGAGAAGATGGCCAACATGCCCGACCCGCGCACCGCGCCCTGGCGAGGCCAGGCCCAGCCCGGTGCGCTCAAGAGCCTGGGGCAGCCAGTGGCCACCCCAACCGCCGCCGACGTGGCGGCACGCAGTCAACTGCTGATCCAGCGGGAGCTGGAGACGCAGCTGTACGACGACGACCCCCGGACCCGGGAGACCGCCTGGATGGCGATCCACGGAACCGGGACGCGCGGGATGCGCTGAACACCGCACCACCAATCACATCCACCTCGACACAAACATCTCGCACGTCCTGTCTCAGAAAGGAAACTCCGTGGCAACGACCATCTCCGCGGAGCCACTGGACATCATGACCCCGGGTGCCGAGGGCACCGGGACGATCGCCCAGGAACTCCACGACCACTCGTACAACCGCGTGGGCGACGTCATCAAGGCGTCCATGCCCGCCCTGGTCAAGGGCGCCGGCTACGTGCACGGCAACCAGCCCATCGACGACCCGGTGCAGATCACCACCCGGGCTCACCGGGCGACCATGGACCTCCGCGTCGCCACTCGCCGTGGCTACACCAACAAGAGCTCCGTCGTCGGTGGCTTCAACAAGCGGTTCCTCGACGACCACGGCTACCTGAAGACCGCGCTCACCACGCCCAGCCTCTTCGACCAGCTCCAGCAGCTGTTCAAGTCGGTGCCGGGCGCGGACAACGCGTTCAAGTCCTTCACCGCGGGCAACCTCGGTGTGGGGTCCATCTACGGCCTCGCCCCGTTCGACCTCCGGGCCCCGTCCCGCCTGATCTACCCGATGTACACCGTTCTCCGCAACAAGTTCCCGCGGCCCGCCGGCCAGGGTCTCTCGATGCAGGAGCACGTGTTCACCGGCATCAGCGGTTCCGGCACCGGTGGCCAGGGTGTCCTCGACATCTCCATGGCGGAGCTCAACACCTCCACCACCGGCTTCAGCAGCTGGCCCCTGAACCTGCCGCAGGCTGGCAGCCAGTCTCAGGTCGCGCTGAACGTCCCCTACCGGTTCTTCGGCCTCACCGAGCAGCTGTCCTTCCTGGCGCAGTTCGCCGGCCAGGGCTTCGAGGACATCAGCGCCCTCGCCAACCTCATCCTCCTGCAGGAGATGATGCTGGGCGAGGAGTACATGATGCTCGCCGGTACGTGTGCCCCGCTCGTCACCCCCGGCACCCCCACCGCGACCCTGCGGACCGCCGGCTCCAACGAGACCCCCATCGGCTCCAACGCGAACTACGCGGTCGCCGTCACCGCCGTGAACTACTACGGTGAGACGCTGATCTCCTCGTTCTCCACCAACGTCGCCACCACGGCCTCCACCGTCGTCGACGTGACCATCGCCCCGGTTCCCGGCGCCATGTCGTACAACCTGTACGTCAGCACCAACGGTGCCCCGACCCGTGCCAACGCGTGGCTCCAGGTAGGTGCCACCACGCAGGCCGGTGTCACCACAGGTGGCTCGCAGTCCATCACCTCGGTGGGTGGCATCCGCTTCACGCTGCAGGGTGCGGCCCCGTCCTCGGGCGCCAACCCGCCCACCGCCGACACCGGTACCGGCAAGGGCACCCGCATGGAGGGCGTCATCCCGACCCTGGCGGGCGCGTCGGCCTCGGCCGGCATCTACCCGGCCGGCTGGAAGGGTGGCTACGTCAACCAGAACGTGGGCACCCACCTGTCCTACAACGCGGTGTACAACGTGCTGGATGGCGTGTGGGAGACCAACGGCACCAACACCGGTGGCTTCAAGGCCGACCCCGCGGAGATCATCGGCAACGGCGGCGACATCATGCGCCTGTCGAACGACGTGATCTCGCAGGGCGCGGCCACGAACTACCGCCTGTTCCTGGACCAGACCGACATCCCCGGTGTCCGCGTGGGTGCCGCCGTGTCCGAGTTCCAGAACCCGATCACGAAGTCCGTGTTGAAGATGGTGGTGCACCCCTGGTTGACCCAGGGCACCGCCATGTTCATGACCTACCAGCTCCCGCAGGTCTGGTCCAACGTCTCCCAGGCCTGGGAGATGACCACCGTCCAGGACTACGTCTCGATCGCGTGGCCGGTCATCGACATGACCTTCCGTTACTCGATCTTCCTGTACGGTGCCCTCACGGCGCACGCGCCGCAGTACAGCGCGCTGCTCCAGGGCCTGCAGGTGTCGGACACCACCCCCTTCAGCTGATCAACCATCGCCGGGGCGGCCACCCGTCGCCCCGGCCTCGGCACTCAGAGAGGAACCATGGCCATCTTCGAAGGGGCCGAGCCGGCGCTACAGCTGAACTCGGTCACCAACAGCGCCAAGCAGGTCTTCCAGATCACCGGTACGCTCCCCAGTGGCACGGTCATCCCGGCGGGCTTCTCCACGTCTACCAACGTGACACTGGTCAACTCCGGAACCGTCACGGTGTTCATCGGTGGCTCCACGGTCACCACCGCCACCGGTGTCCCACTCGCCGCGGGGGCCCAGCTCACGCTGCAGGGCACTGTCGTGGCTCTCTACGGTATCACCGCGTCCGGCACCACGTTGGTGCAGGCTGGTCTGGCGTCGCTACCGAGCGTCGTCTAGCCCATCGACCCCTCATCGGCACCGCTCCCCCACGGTGCCGGTGAGGCCACCACGTCAGCCCCACCAACCACGACACAGAGGAGGACCGACGTGGCGGTCAACACCACGGTCATCGGCTCGCCGACCCTGATCTACAACCCCAGCAAGTCCGGCATCCCGGTCGCCTTCATCACCAACAACGGCAGCTCGGTGGTGTACGTGGGCCAGGCGGGGGTCACCATTAACAACGGTGTCCCGTT